TGATAGAGAACGTAAGAAACGATTCAGTGAACTGAGCGTATTTCAAGACCTAATGCCGATCAAGAAAATTAATAAATAGATAAAAATTAATAAATTTTAGGTGCGATATGGAACATCATTTTGATGTTGATGAAGCGGTTATATACGGAGTTGAAAAGGCTGTGATGCTCAATAACTTCCGTTTTTGGTTGACTAAAAATAGGGCTAACAACCATCAAAATATTGATGATTACTATTGGACGTTTAACTCTGCTACCGCCTTGGCTGAAATCTGGCCCTATCTAAATGCAAAGAAAATAAGCCGACTTTTAAAAGAATTAGAAGTGTCTGGCGCACTCATTACAGGCAATTACAACAAGGCTGGATATGACCGAACTAAATGGTACTCCATGCCAGAATTTAGCGTCAAAGCCGCGCCAATACTCATTTCCCAAAAATGGGCAATGGATAACCCAAATATGAGCAATGGATTACCCAAATATGAGCAACCTATACCAGATATAAAACCAGATAAAAAACCATATATAAAAACTAAAACTACAGCAAAGCTGAATTTTAATGATCTTGATTTAGATTTTGCTGATCGTATGTATCAATCTTTAACAGCCCAAGACTCTAAATTCAAAAAGCCAAACTTAAATCAATGGGCCGACACCATAAGAAAGATTCGTGAGATTGATGGAAGAGACTACGAAACTATAGCGGCTGCATGGACATACGCTAGAAACGATCCATTTTGGCAGGCCAATTGCTTATCTGCTTTAAGCCTAAGAAAGCAATTTCAGAAACTTTATTTCTTATCAATTAACAAAAATAAATCAAATGGAGGTCAGTATGCAGGCCAAAACAATCAGCCAGTTAATAACTCGGCCCCTGCAAGGGTCAGGGCAGCAAACGCAGAACGACAGGCACAGCGCGACAGAACTGAACGAGCGATTAATTGACCGCTTATGGGAAGTTATGACTGATCTGTTTGGTCACAAGTGGACTAGCAGCCATGACTTTTCTGATAACGGCAGTTGGACTTCCTTTCTTAAGGACTTAAACGGCAATCAGTTTAAAGCTGGCATTGACGCATTGAAAGATTGGACAGAATCGTGGCCTCCAACAGCCACAGACTTTCGGAATATGTGTTTAGGCAGGGCCAGAGGCGGTGAGGAGCAAAACATGATTGCTAATCAACAAGCCAGACAATCAGACAGCAGGCCGTTATTAATTACCAAACAACAGACCAATGAAGAACGCGAATACGGAACACAACAAGCAGAAGCATTAAAAGGACTTTTTAAATGATCATAGGTGAAGAAAGCGTTAAGACTCAAGTTTTAGAGAAAGCCGTTGTTTCAAGCATTTTGGCAGGCTCTAGGCGGTTAAGTGAAAAGAATAGACAGACAGCCATTGATAACGAAGTAAATCTATTGCGTCACCATCGAGAGCTTGGGCATCAAACGCCATTTGAAAAGCAGCGAAGTTTGAAAACAGAACGGCTTTTATTAAGTGAGCATAGACGCTGGAACATGAGCAAAGGCTATATGAGTGTCGCCTTGGATTTGGATTTCTTATGAAAGATTACCTAGCCCCTGCCAAGGCCGTGAGCGCGTTCTCAGAGGCGAAGCTAGAAGCATACCTATCAGCAGGCAATACTATAAAAGATTGCTCACATGGCGAATCTGGCGGTATGCCAACGATGTACAAAGAGATGATCAGTAAAGCAGTCAAAAAAGCAAACAATAAAAGGGGAAAATATGAGTGATATAAAAAAATTAAACAATATTATCAACGGCATTTTAAAGATTAGCGAATATAACCTAACTTTAGATGAAATTAGATTGATTTTTTTAATCATGGAAAAAGGAAAGGTTAATCGTTCAGATATATGCGAAAACCTATCTATGTCAAACCCGTCAGTTAGTTGGAATGTCGCAAAACTCTGCGATCAAAAAAGGTTTTTTGTAAAAAATAGAGTAGGTATTTTAGAAATACAAAAAAGTGAAAACAATGAAATAAATTTTGTTAATTTTTCCAAAGAAGGACAGAAATTAGTTGACAGTGTTTACAAATTGATTAAGGAGAAATCTGCATGATTCATGAAAACAGCAGGGCAGCTATGGAATCAATCGCACCGCTTACAGGCGCGGCTAGGATTGAGGTTTTAAGGGTCATTAAAAATCATGGCCCGATTACTCGACAAGACATTGGCGCAACGCTTGGATGGGAAATTAATCGCGTTACAGGCCGAGTGCGTGAACTGCTCGACAAAAACAAAATTATTGAGGCAGGGGATGATACAAGCCACTCAAAAGCTCGTAGATTATTGAAGGTGGCTGTATGACTGCGTTAACACTTGATGAATGTAAAGAGGTGATCAGACTCCATTACAGTGGGAAGCCAACGTGGGCAATATCTGCCCAGCTTAAAATCAGTAGTGGGCATATAAAAGCTATTCGTTATTGTAATAAATTGCAGTATCCATTGACTGATTATTTAATCATTTTTGACAAGCAATCTAGGGATAGGCCGATTGATGAAAAGCCTTGCTCTTGGGACATTCGATTAAGCATGAGGCTTGCCAGACTGCCTTTTAATAAATGGGCAGAAGCTATATGAGTGAAGTGATTTTCAAAGTAGATAACAAAAACGTGTCTGACATGATTTCGCAGATATGCGCCATGATCAACAAAGGTCTTTTTAAAGGCCCAGTTGAAGTAGTGTTAAGACGAACAAAGAGAACTGATGCTCAGAACCGAAAACTTCAACCAATGGTAAGGGATATTAAAACTCAAGTTGAATGGATGAATTTAACCAATGAAAAAAAATGGCGGGAATTCTTTTGCGGCATTATCAAAGGTCAAAATCCATCAATAACGCCAGAAGGTAACGTCATAATGCTTGGCGTTTCATCTACGGAGTTAAGTGTCGAGCAGATGAGTGAGTGTATTGAGTATATGTATCACTTTGGCAGTGAGAGACAGGTTAAATGGAGTGAGCCAAGCCTGCAATTATATTCAGAATACAAAGAAGCCGCTTGATAAAAGAATCTACAAAAGCAAAGGCAATCAAAATGCTAATTGCTGGTAGAAGCTACGTTGACATTGAGAAAGCAACGGGTGTGAAGAATGTGACCTGTCGCAGTTGGAATATGAAGCGTTTGAAAGGCATTACAAGCCTCACAGAGATTCGCCAAAGCTGCCGACACGATAGCGGAGCCATGTATGAACTCGCAGAAATAAACAAGGGATGGGACACAGCAATGGCCCTTGATCTACTGCGTTATAAATTTACAGATTTTCCCAGATATTTTGAGAAGAAAGAATGAAAAAGGCAGAGCGTTTGTATCTTGGTGATGTGGCAAGCATGGGGTGTGTTGTTTGCAGGAATTGTGAATGGGGAGAAAGCCCAGCCGAAATTCATCATATTAGAAACGGGCAAGGCATGAGCCAAAGAGCCAGCCATTATGAAGTCATTCCACTATGCCCAGCACATCATAGAACAGGCGGTTATGGTATCGCTATTCACGCTGGTCAGGAAGAGTGGGAGGCCGCTTGGGGAACAGAAAGAACACTCTTAGATCAAACCATTGATGATGTTAAATCACTAAGGGGGCAGATCATTGGGCGTTAGCAAAGCAGAGGAATATTTAGCCTTGCAGATACGGGCCGTTAAGCTGCCAGAACCAGTGCGTGAGCATCGTTTCCATCCAACAAGGAAATGGCGATTTGACTTTGCATATCCAGAGCATTTATTGGCTATAGAGGTTGAGGGTGGGGTATGGTCGGGAGGTAGGCATACAAGGGGTTCTGGCTTCACTAATGACTGCGAAAAGTACAACGCAGCCTTGATGAATGGGTGGCGTGTTTATCGCTGTACCCCCGACATGATTAAGAAGGGAATTGTTGTGGCAGATTTATCAATTTTATTGGGGAAATTATGACAGGTAGACCGCTATTTGATGTGAATTGGGATCAAGTGGATGAGTTATGTGCAATTCAGTGTACAGGTGAAGAGATTGCAGGAGTATTAGGCTGTGATTACGACACCCTAGCAACTGCTTGTAAACGTGAAAAACATCTCGCTTTTTCGGACTATTTTAAGCAAAAGGCCAGTAATGGCAAGATGAGCTTGAGGCGCACCCAATATACTACCGCTATGGAGGGCAATCCTACGATGTTGGTTTGGTTGGGTAAGAACTGGCTAGGCCAGACGGATAAGCTAGAAACAGCAATCACTCAGCTTCCCCCGATTGAAATTGAGTTGTATGCGGCTGAGTAAACCACAAAGCGAAGTATTTCGTGATGATACCCGTTTCAGAGTCATGGTCGCAGGCAGACGCTTTGGAAAGACTCATTTGGCTATTGTTGAGTTAGTGCGCCAAGCCTTGATAGATAACAAGCGACACTGTTGGTATGTGGCCCCGACATATAAAGCCGCAAAGCAGATTGCTTGGGAATTACTAAAAGAGTTCTTACCCTTGGAATACATCGACAAGCGTAACGAGAGTGAGCTATCAATAAGGCTGCTTAATGGCTCTATGATCTCGTTAAAGGGGGCTGACAATCCAGACTCTTTGCGAGGTGTTGGTCTTAACTTTATCGTGCTTGATGAGTTTGCTGACATGAAGAATACGGCATGGACTGAGGTATTAAGACCCACACTATCTGACAAAGGCGGTTCTGCTTTATTCATTGGATCACCCAAAGGCCGCAATCACTTCTATGACCTTTGGACTGATGGGGTAGACGGGCGTGAGGAATGGAATAGCTTTCAGTTCACTACTTTGGATGGGGGTAACGTCCCAGAAAAAGAAATTGAATCGGCAAAGCGTGACTTAGATGAGCGCACCTTTAATCAAGAATATCTAGCCCAATTTGTTAACTACTCAGGCATTATTTATTACAACTTTGAGCGCGAGAAATCAGTGAAGAAATCAGAAGCGCACTCGCTCATGCCGCTTCACATAGGAGTCGACTTTAACATTAACCCAATGTCAGCCGTGGTGTTTATTAGAGATAAGAATGACCTTTATGCAGTAGATGAGATTGTCATACATGGATCAAATACAGATGAAATGGCAGATGAGATTTACCACAGATACCCGAATAGACCGATTACTATTTACCCTGATCCAGCAGCTAGGCAACGCAAGACAAGCGCAGGCGGCAAGACTGATTTATCTATCCTAGAAAACGCAGGCTTTACAGTCAAAGTCAGGCCAGCACATACACCAATTAGAGACAGAATAAACGCAGTCAATAGCAGGCTAAAGACTAAATCAGGTGATCGACATTTGATTATTGATCCAAAATGCAAACACGTTATTAGAGGCTTAGAGAGGCACACTTACAAAGAAGGAACTTCTCAGCCTGATAAAGATTCGGGGTTCGATCACATGAATGACGCTCTTGGTTATTGTGTGGATTATCTATTTCCGGTGCGTAAAGAAAGCACACAAAGACAGCCAACTAGGTGGACATAATGGACAGCATCACAAAAACGCATGACGTATATAATTTGAACGCTCCAAAGTGGGAGTTCTTTTTGCGTTCCTACATGGGCGGCAATGACTATCGAGATGGTAATTACCTACTTAAATATATACTAGAAGATAAGCATGAATATCAAAAGCGGATTGATCTCACTCCACTAGATAACCATTGCAAGAATGTCATTAACATTTACTCATCGTTTATCTGGCGTTTACCTCCCACAAGAAACTTCGGAAACTTGGTAGAAGATCAAGCCCTTAATTCATTTCTTAAAGATGCTGATATGGATGGTCGCAGCCTTAACGCGTTCATGAGTGAGGCCCAGATGTGGTCAGGCGTTTATGGTCATGTGTGGTTGATCATGGATAAGCCTGCCGTCATTGCTAACACAAGAGCCGATGAATTGGCCCAAGAGGTTAGACCTTACCTCACTTTGATCACGCCTGAGAACGTCTTAGATTGGCGTTATGAAAGAGCCTTAAATGGGCGTTATGAGTTAACCATGCTCAAGGTGCGCGAGTGGGTAGAAGATGAGGATGCTTTCTATCGAATTTGGGAAAAGGACACCATCAAAGGCTATGAGGTGATTGGTGAAGAGGCCAAGCTAGTTGAGACTATGGATAACCCATTAGGCGTGATTCCAGCCGTTTGTTTATACGGCAATCGCTCACCTATTCGCGGAATCGGACACTCTGATATAACCGATGTTGCGTATATGCAAAGGGCAATATACAACGAGCTATCTGAGATCGAGCAGTTAATTCGTATCAGCAACCATCCTAGCCTAGTGAAGTCAGTTGATACAGATGCAGGGGCAGGCGCAGGCAGCGTCATTGAAGTCTCAGATACCGACTCTATTCAGCCTTATTTACTCCAACCCAGTGGCGGCAACTTGGATGCAATTAGAGCCAGCATTACAGACAAGGTTGAATCCATTAACCGAATGACTCACATGGGCGCAGTGAGGGCCACAGATGCTCAAACTAAGTCAGGCGTGGCATTGCAAACTGAGTTCCAATTACTTAATGCCAAACTGTCTGAAAAGGCTGATCTATTAGAGTTGGCAGAGGAACAATTATGGCATTTGTTTGCTATGTGGCAAGGCGTCACCTCAGAGATCACGATTGATTATCCTGATACGTTTGATCTGCGCGATTACGGAACCGAGCTTGAGTTTTTACAACGAGCCAAGGCTTCTGGCGTTAACAGCCCTAGATTTAATAAGGGCGTTGATAAGGCCATTGCAGAACTTGTATTGAGTGATGATGATTTAGCCCAAGCAACCATAGAAATTGATGCCGCTAGAACTCTTGGTGAATTCAGTGAGCCTAACCTCGCCCTTGTGGGTAATCCATGAGTCAAGCAGCGAAAGCTCACGCTAACAATCTTACAGCCCTAGCTCAGTCACATGGGAGGCTTATTGATGAGGCTTTGATGAGTCTTGAGCTTGAGGTGGCTAAGTTGATTGATGGACTACCTACCCAAGCAGGCGTACTTAATGACCTATCAGCCGCTATTGATATACGCAGGGGCTTGCGTGAGGCAATCGAGGCCGAGCTACTTGTGCCTTATAACGACATAGTTGATTCACTGGATGAGGTGGTCGCAGGGGTGGCTAGTCAATATCAATCACAGCTAGTGGGCGGCATATTACCGACAGGTCAGGCTTCGGTGATTGCTGAATTAAAGCGGCTCACGTTCAGTGGATTTGAGGACATTGCCAACGCACATTTAGACACAATGGCAAAGTTTGTTTATCAATCGACTCTAGTCGGTGAGGCTTCAACTGATCTGGTTCAGCGTATAAGACACTCGATTAATGGGGTTTATATTCGCGCCAATTCAGATGAGATCAATGACCTTGTTGAGTTTGTGAGGGATAACAAAGACGATCCAGCCAAGGCCGAGGCAGTTGATCAAGCAATAAGCAGACTTCAAAGAGAGTACGCTTCTGATCGCGCAGGCAACAACTTAAAGAAATATGTTGGCGTATATTCGCATGATTCGTTGATGCAGTTTAGCGCAAATATCAACTTCTCAGTGGCAAAGGAATTAGGCGCAGATAAGTGGGTTTACTTTGGCGCACTGGTTGAGGATAGCCGAGAGTTTTGTCAGAAATACAAAGACCAAGTTTTTACCACTGAACAGATTAATGACATTTGGGCTAATGAGTCTTGGGCTGGAAAGTCAGCAGGAAACCCATTCATCGTGCGCGGTGGCTATCGCTGCCAGCACCATTTTAGAGCGACTTTTGATGACTGATATTGATTTAGATGATCCAGAAATGGCGGCAAGATATAACGAGGCGGTAAATGACTACACTGATTTATTCAATGAACACCCGCCAACACTTGAAGCCCCGATACATTGGGACAGCTTAGAGTGGCTTGAATTAGTTGAGGATTGCATTTCAGATGGAGTGCCTATGGATTTCAAACAGGGGAGTATTTTATGAGTGAAGCAGCAGAAGTAATTGAACCAACATCTAGTTCAAATGAACCAGAAAAAACCTTAACTCAGGCCGAGGTAGACAAGATTGTCGCAGATCGTGTGGGCCGTGAGCGCAGGAAGTTTGAGAAAAAATACGATGGGGTCGATGTAGACCAATTTCAAAAGTGGCAGGAGCAACAAGCCAATGCAGAAGAAGAGCAAGCAAAAGCTAAAGGTGAGTTTGAAAAAGTCATCAAGCTACAAGCCGAAAAGAAAGACGCGGAAATAGCGAGGCTAAGTAAATTAGTCACTAATAACGAGGTTGATGGGGCTTTATTACGGGCCGCAGAATCGGGCAGCGCAATCGCACCTACGCAAGTCACTGAGCTATTAAAAGGCAAAGTGAGATTAAACAGTGAAGGAAGGGCAGAAGTGCTGGATAACGATGGCACAACGCTATATGGTGACAGTGGTGAACCATTAACAGTTAAGCAGTTAGTTAATGAATTCCTTACAACTAACCCGCATTTTGTCAAAGCCTCTTCTGGTGGCACTGGCTCTAGTGGGAATGTTGGTGGCAATACACAGAAGCCTAAATCTGTGGGTGATATGTCCAGCAATGAATACGCTGAACATAGGAAAATGATTGGACGCGGCAATAATGTTGGCGGCTACATCAAACCCATTTCGTAAGGTTTTCTGATTAAGTAGCCTTGCGTTTGTTTTTAAATAACGTGAGGCACTTCCCATGGCAGCATCAACTACAGCAACCCTTGACGATCTCTTTGCTAATATTATCCAAGAAGCCATTTTCACGGCTCAACAGCGTTCTCTTGTTCGCAATTTCGTTTCTATCTATGACATTTCTGGTCAGTCTGGAAAGACTGTTCAAGTACCCATTTACCCAGAAGTAGCAGCCGCAGGATTAACCGAGGGAACTGATCTTTCATCCACAGCCGTTAGCACTAGCTCAAAGACAATTACTGTTGCAGAGGTTGGTGTTCAAGCGGTACTAACTGACCTTGCCGCACAAGCTGCCACAGGTGATGTAGCTGGCGACTTGGGCCGAGTTCTAGGCGAGGCCGTAGCTAAGAAAATGGATCAAGACCTAATTGCATTGTTCACTGGCTTCTCTCAAGGTTTTGGTTCAGCAGGCGGTGAGTTAACTGTTGCTGACTTCTTTAAAGCGGCTGCTACATTGAGTGCCAATGGCGCAAGCGGTCAAGCGTCTGCCATTATCCATCCTTTCCAAGCCTATGCGCTTAAAGCCAACATGACTAACACGTTTGCTAACCCGAATGGCGGTGACTTGCAGAACGAAGCCATGCGTACTGGCTATGTCGGTCAGTTAGCTGGAATCAACGTCTATGAATCTTCAAACATTGCAGTTGATAGCTCAGACGATGCGATTGGCGCAGTGTTTGTACCTTCCGCTTTAGGTCTAGCAGTATGCTGGGATGTGAAGATCGAGCCGCAGCGTGATGCTTCGATTCGTGGATTTGAGTTGAACGCCACAGCCTGTTATGGCGTTGGTGAGTTAGTTGACTTGAATGGCGTTAAGTTAACTGCCGATGCTGCGCTGTAGGTATTAGCTATGGCTATGAGTGCTGACAGTGATTTGTCAGCCATTCTCCCCGACATATTAACCCTTGGTATCAGCAACTTTGCTGGGGAACACGCCAAAGGTAAAGCCGATATTGAGCGTAGATTACGCAGAGATTGGTGGCCTAATAAGGTCTTGTCGGGCGAGCTTAAACCTAACCTATTGACTGAATCTCAGTTCACCAAGGCTGCCGCCTATTTGGTTCTGTGGAAGTACGCATTACCGATGCTTGCAACTTGGGATGAAAACGATCGTTTTTATAAGATGATCAGTTTCTACAAGAGCCGATATGAGGAAGAGTGGGATGAGGTTTTGAGGGATGGAGTTGAGTATGACGATGATGAAGATTCCACTGTGGAACTATCTGAAAAGCTCCCTATCCACTTTGGCAGGCTGACTAGATGAATATCAGCACTTCCATTAATACGTCTGCGGTTATGGCGGCAATTAAAAAGGCCAGACCATCTGCCAAGGAAACTGAACGCGCTCTTGGTAGAGCCGCAGCAGAGCATGTCTTGGATATGGTTGATCGTGTTGATGGGGGTGTTGGTCTTAAAGGAAGGTTTAAGGCTTATCACCCGAAGTATGCAGAGTACCGAGCAAAGAAAGGCAGAAGTGTAAGCCCTGTCAACCTTCAATTTACTGGTGAAATGTTAAAAGATATAACGTCTAAAAGCAGCCCTTCAAAAGCCGTTATTAGCTTTATTTCTGAAAGAGAAAGATTCAAAGGTATAGGAACTAATAAGCAGCGTCCGTGGTTTGGTGTGACTGACAGTGAAGAAAAGAAAATAGTATCACGATTTAAGCGAGAGATTTTCCGATGAGTACCAGAGAAAGTATCGCCGCCAATATTGTGAATGTCTTGGACTCAATGACCAGCCCAACACTAAAGAAGATCACCCGTGAGCCGTTTGACTACGAGCGTTTATCAAATGCCCAGTTCCCTGCGGTGTTTGTGCAAAGTGCAGATGAATCGCGTGAAGATGTGACAATCGGTGGATCAAGAGAATCAACCATTAATTACAGAATTGTTGGCTTTGTTAAAGGGGCCAGCATTGACACATTACGGAACGCATTAATCGAAGGTATTGAAAATGCGCTTGATGTTGATCGCACTAGAGGCGGTTATGCAAAAGACACTCAGGTTACAGCCGTAGATACAGACCAAGGCGCAATTGATCCTATTGGTGGTATCACCATGACCATACAAGTCAGGTATCAATACATGAGAGGTTCTAGCTAGTGAAAATGTATCGAGATAAATCAACTGTGATTGTTCACCCGTCACAGATTGAGAATATGAAAGTTCGCGGATGGAGCGATAAAGCCCCAACTGCAAAACCTAAGAAAGCAACTAAAAAGGAGGCCGATTAATGGCTACGCACAATAGTTCAGAAGGCATTATAAAAATCGGCTCAGACACTCTTGGTGAGTTACGTTCCTATAGTATCAGTCAAACGGCTGGAACCATAGAAACCACCACTTTAAGTGATGCGGCTAAAACCTATACGGCTGGACAAACTTCGTTTTCTGGTTCTGCGGAAGCGTATTGGGATGAAGCAGATGCGGCTCAAACTTCTATCACTGTGGGAAGTTCTTTGACCATCTCATTCTATGCAGAGGGAGCGTCTAGCGGAGATAAGTTTTACACGGGGACAGTGCTAGTGACTGAGGTTGGTGTAAGTGCCGCCACTGATGGAATCGTTGAGACTTCTTTCAGCTTCACTGGTACTGGCGCACTGGCTCTATCTACTGTGTCATAAAAGTTTAACGGCTAGGTCTTATGACTGAAAGGCGTTTTCCCCGATGCGCTTGCCGTTAATTTAGTCGGGGGACTAATTGGGGAATTATTATGAGCAACATTTTAGAAGCAGCAAAAGTTCACTTTTCGGATCGAATGTCGGGTGATCTTAAATGCGTGAATGTTCCTGAGTGGGGAACAAAAGTGTATTTCAAGCCCAGCATGAACTTCAAAGATCAAGGTATGGTTCTCAAACTTCACGGGGACAATAAGCCAGCAGAAGCGGTGATTATGACTTTGATTCTCAAGGCTATGGATAAGAACGGAGTGAAGTTATTCACACGCTCCAACATGACTGAATTGCTTTTAACTGTTGATCCAGAAGTTGTTAGCAGAATAGTCACAGAAATGAGTGACGATGATCAGCCCACTGTGGAGGATGCAGTAAAAAACTAAAACAGGATCATGATTTACGTTTCGCCATGCAACTCGCGGAACACCTTCACAAGACGCTGGGGGAAATCATGAACCTAGATACCGATGAGATACTACTTTGGGCAGCTTTTTTGGAGATGAAGAATGGCAAGTGAAAATCTAAATATCGTCATTAAAGCTGTTGATAAAACTAAGCGGTCTTTTCGGGCCGTTACTATGGGTTTAAACGCCATAAAGAAAGTCGCTTTTTCAATGCAGACTGCGCTTATTGCGTTGGGTGTGGCTGGCTTTGGATTCCTAATTAAGAAGTCTCTTGAGTCTACTGACGCGCTTGGCAAAATGGCTGACAAGATCGGCATAGGAACGGCTGAATTAGGCGGTTTAAGACACGCGGCAGAACTGACAGGCATTGCGTCCAATACATTAGATATGGGACTACAGCGCATGGTCAGGCGTATCTCAGAAGCAGCCGCAGGATCAGGCGAAGCTAAAGCCGCATTGATTGAGCTTGGACTATCCGCAGACGCTCTTAATAAGCTAGCTCCTGATCAACAATTCAAAGCAATTGCAGATGCAATGGAAGGTGTGACTCAGCAGGGCGAGAAAGTGCGTCTAGCTATGCGCCTATTTGACTCTGAGGGTGTGGCTTTAGTTAACACATTAAAAGGTGGCAGCGCAGCCATTATTGAAATGGAGCAAGAAGCGGAGCGTTTAGGCTTGAGACTTAGCCAAAGATTAGTGAAAGGCGTTGAAAAGGCAAATGATGCGCTAGGCACATTAGGCTCTTATATTACTAACATCTTTAATCGAGCAGTTGGTGAACTTGCGCCAACCATTGAAGCGGCAACAGTTTCAATAAGAGAATGGATTGAGGCAACAATGCAAGCCGCAGGAGGCCCGAAAGAGTTTGCTAAAACTGTGGCTGTTGGCTTTCTTACGGCTGCTAAGTCTGTGGTCACAGCAATGGGTTCGATGCTTAACGGCCTAGTTAATTTTGCTAATACCGCAGGCCAAGCCATTAATTCATTAATTGATTTATTGCCCTCTGCCCTTCCAACTATGGACGCATTGAATCAAAAAATCATAGCTGTAGAAACAAGAATAGTTTCATTATCTGAAAAGAAAATAGGACTTGCTGGTAGAGCGCAGAAGATTAGAAACACTTCACTTGCCAAAGCGGAAAAGGAACTAATAACTCTCAATGAGCAAGTAAAATTAGGTGAATACGCATCAACTTTTAAACCTATTGAATTGTTCAAATTTGATGGGGCATTAATTAAACTTGATGAGTTAAAAGCTGGGATTGAAGCCGTTGGTGGTGGTACTGGTGCTGATGATGGTTTAGTCAGTGCAGCCGCAGCCGCAGCCGAAAAAACAAAAGCTGATAAAATAGCTCAAAGCGAATCCATTAGAAACATAACCAATGCCTATTATGATCTAGCAGAGCAAGATCAGTTATATCGTCAAAACAGGTCTATTGAGTTAACTCATCAATATTTATCAAAACAATCAGCAATGCAAAAAGCAGCTCAACAAAAAGATTTCGGTGATCTAAAAGAGGAAGGAAGAGAAACGCTAGGGGCATTAAGTGGACATTACAAAGCAGCCTTTGATTTAAATAAGTCATTTGCTCTTAAAGATGCGTTGATCAACACCTATAAAGCAGTTTCTACAGCCTTGGCTTCTGCGCCTTTCCCTATCAATATCGGCCTTGGTGCTTTGGCTTTAGCTAACGGCATGATGCAAGTTCAATCAATAAGAGCAACCCAGTTCCGTGAAAAAGGCGGGCCAATGAGTGCGGGTAGCCCGTACATCGTAGGAGAGCGCGGGCCTGAGCTTATCGTTCCAAATCAAGCAGCCAATGTGGTTCCTAATAATCAATTAGGCGGTGGCAATTACACCATCAATATCTCTGCAAATGATACCGAGGGCTTCGATGAATTGCTCACCAAGAGGCGCGGAACACTGATGAGCCTAATCAATCAATCTCTCAATGAAAACGGGAGGACAGCCCTAGCATGAGTTATCCAACCAGCCCAGCCTTTAACGGCATCAATCTACAATCTGACAGCCCTAGCCTAATGAGCAGCGCAGTTAATGGGCGTATGCAAAGCAGAAAGATTGGCGGTCAAAAGTGGGCCTTTACTGCGTCTTATGCGCCTATGACACGCGCTGAATTTAACCCTGTATTTGCTTTTGTGGTGTCTCAACAAGGCAGTCATGGAGTCTTTACGATTGTACCCACAGCAATAAGCAGCACAAGCGGCACAGCAAGCGGCACAGTGAGCACTTCTGCAACGGCTAAAGGGTTGGCCTCGGTTACAGTATCGGGTCTTACAGGGGCTTTAAAGGCGGGTGACGTTATTAAGTTCTCAGGGCATGACAAGGTTTATATGCTTACGGCTGACAGAAGTGGCAATGGTGCAATGTTAATCACGCCTCCATTAATTGAGGCCGTAGGAACCGAGACAGTCACTTATGACGATGTGCCATTTACTGTACGCCTAGCCAACGATGTGCAGAGTTATAAATTAGGTGCGGGAATGTTTTTTACTTATGAGGTTGATTTTGTCGAGGCACTTTCATGAGCAGGGGTATTCATTCTGATGTGATCACTGAGCTTGCTAAAGATGCGTTCAATATGGCCCATCTTGTAAGCATTGATTTCTCGACTACTTTGTACCTAACCGACTTTGCTTATGACATTGTTTATAGCGGCAATAACTACAACTCAAGCGCACATTTACTATCAATGACTGATGTTAATGAAACGCCAGATGTGCAAGTGGGTACGTTCACTATAAACCTGTCAGGGGTCGAGCAGTCTTTTATATCCATCCTACTGGGTGAGAATCACATCGACAAAGAAGTCATTATAAGTCGCGCAATCTTAAACAGTTCGGGCGCAATCATTGGAACCCCAATTCCTTTATATAACGGGCGCATTGATGGGTTTTCAATCAAAGACGATAACAAAACCAGCCAGATCAATTTATCAACTGCCTCGCACTGGTCAGACTTTGAAAAAGAGTCAGGACGCAGAACCAACCACAACTCTCAGCAAATATACTTTGCAGGGGATAAAGGTTTTGAGTTCGCCTCCAGTGCTGTGAAAGATATTGCTTGGGGGCGAAACTAATGGGATTTTGGATTAGTTTGCTTGCCTCAGTTGTTGCCAGTTGGTTGACTGCAAAATCAATTAAGAACGCGGTCAGAGATAGTATTGGTGATGATCGCGGAACCAAGGTCAACAAGCAAAGTAATATTGCTCAAATTCCAGTAGTTTATGGGGAAAGGAAATTAGCTGGCACTAGAGTATTTGTTGCCACAAGCGGAGCCGATAATAAGTATTTATACATCATTCTTGCGCTTTGTGAAGGTGAGGTAAATTCCATTGGTGATATTTATATTGATGATGTGCTGAGTAGTGACTCAAAGTTCTCAGGGCTGGTAAACATCACCAAGTATGTAGGCACTGACACCCAAGCGGCTGACACAACATTTGTTAACGCTGGGATAGGATGGACAGGCAACCATAGGCTAAAAGGTGTGGCTTATTTAGCGGTGCGATTAAAGTGGGATAATGACGCTTTTTCATCCATGCCTAACATTCAAGCAGTGGTTCAAGGCCGTAAGATTTACAACGGCTCAACGACTGCCTATAGCACTAACCCTGCATGGTGTCTTAGGGATTACCTAACCAATGCGCGATACGGAAAAGGGCTTCCCACTTCATTTATAAATGATACCCAGTTCTCAGCAGCCGCTAACAAATGTGATGCAATGGTGACTCCATACTCAGGCGGGTCACAACAAAAGATTTTTGAATGTAACACCATATTAGAAACTGATCGCTCAGTATTAGAAAATGTAAAGATTTTACTGTCTGGCTTTCGTGGCTTAATGCCTTATGCCAATGGCAAATACGGGGTTATTGTCGAGGATCAAGGTTCAAGCAGTTTCAGCTTTACCGAGTCTCATATAATTGGTGGTTTAGCCATTCAAGGTGGCACTAAAAAGAACCGCTTCAATAGAGTGATAGCCTCGTTTGTTAACCCAACCGCCAACTGGCAAAGTGATCAGATTGAGTACCCGCCAACTGGAAGCGCAGAAGAGGCCGAATATTTAGCCGCAGATGGAGTGGAATTAGAGCAGCGCATCACGCTAGAAACTGTGACCAATGTTTACATGGCTCAAGACATTGCTGAGATTGCATTAAAGAGAAGCCGCAATGGTCTAGCGTGTAAGTTTACAGCAACCAGTGAGGCTTTAAATTGCTCAGTAGGCGACATTGTAGACGTTAGCCACTCAACCCCATCTTGGACAGAAAAGACGTTCAGAGTTAACGCGCTATCGCTTCGCATGGATGGAACTGTATCCGTTGAGTTAATCGAGCATCAAGACTCAATTTATCCTTGGTCAACAAAGACAGAAGCCGATGATATACCAGACACCAATCTACCTAATCCGTTTTTGGTGGCTTCACCTTTACCCACTGGCGTAACAGAAGAGTTATATACCACAGTTAACTCAAAAGGCACTCAATCAAGGGCGTTTTTTATTTGGGCAGCACCTAATGATGCTTTTGTTGTTTCATACGAGGCTGAATACAAACTCAATGGCGCATCAACCTATACCTTTATTACGAACACAAGCGCACTAGAGGCAAGAGTTGATGATATACCCGCAGGGGAATATGATTTTAGAGTTAGATCAATTAACTCGATGGGTGCGAAGTCTGAATATGCTTATCTGAATAATAAAACCATATCAGGACTAACAGCCGTCCCGCCTGATGTTGCTAACTTTTCTATTCGCGCACTCGATGGGCAGTGTCATTTGTCTTGGTCAAAAGTCAATGTTTTAGACGTTACTAATGGTGGCAGTCTAATCATACGCCACTCTTCTTTAGTGGCTAACGCAACATGGCTAGACGGGCAAGAGATCGGAGAGGCCATTGCTGGTAGCGCAACCTTTGCCGTTCTGCCGTTATTGACAGGAACATACATGATCAAGGCGGTGGATTCTGGCGGTAGATTCTCAACCAATGCCAAGTATGCAACCACCACAGTTCCCAACATCTTAGATTTTAATGCCGTAGTTGCCGCCACTGAACACCCCAACTTCACTGGCACTAGAAGCGATATGATTGTCGATAACAATGTATTAAAGCTAGAGGGTGCTCCAAGATTTCTATTGACCGAAGCAAGTGACTTTTTGATTACAGAAGATGGAGACAGGCTGGCCCGTGAAATAGGTGATGTTGGCGTTATTGAGGATTTAGGTTCTTATTACTTTGCCAACTCAGTTGACCTTGGTTCAACCTATACAAGCCGCCTAACAGCTAACCTAAGTTCATCCGTTTCACTTGTCTCAGACTTAATTGACTACAGAACGCAGAATATAGACTTATGGCAGAACTTTGACGGGGCCAGTTCAGATGCAATCACAGCCGTTTTAGAGCTTAGATCGACTACTGATAACCCAGCGTCAAACCCAACATGGTCTAGTTGGTCGCCTTTCTTAGTGGGCGATTATCACGCGAGAGCCTATGAGTTTCGAGTGATCGTTACTAATACAGATTCATCTTATAACATCTCAATCACTGCGCTATCGGTCACTGTGGATATGCCTGATCGGGTAGAAAAATTTAGCGATTTGAGCGTATCGGCAAGCAGTACAGCCGTATCATTTAGCAGCAATTTTAAAGCGGTTCCTGTGATTGGAGTCACAATGCAAGACGCTAACTCAGGAGATTACTTTAGAGTGACTAGCAAGGCTAGAACGGGATTTACTGTTCAATGTTTTAACTCATCAAACACTGGAATTGTCAGGTCAATAAATTGGCAGGCAGTCGGATACGGAAAAGAGGCAGCATAACATGGCTCAACATGACTATGACATAGCAAACGGGACGGGCGCAGCCGTAAGAAGTGATATTAATAACGTCCTAGACGCGGTTGTTAGCCAAAATAGCGGAGGCAGCGCACCAAGCACCACATTTAGCTATCAGCAGTGGGCAGATACTTCGGCAGGACTTTTGAAGATTCGCAATGGTGCTAATAATGCGTGGATTACTGTTGGCACTTTAGATGCTACAAACCTTGGCCTAGCGACACTAGCCAGCCCAAGTTTATCAGGCAATCCCACAGCACCCACTCCTGCTAGTGGCGACAATGACACATCAATCGCTACAACGGCCTTTGTAAAAACATTAGTCGATTCGGCAGTGGCAACGGCAGTGGGTAATTTGACAGATTCCCAAATGCCCGAAGGTTCAGTGGTTCAAGTTAAAACTTTTAGGACTGAGGGAGCAGAAAATACAAATTCTACATCTTTTGTTGGTTCCTCATTGACAGGTCAAATAACCCCGCAAAGTTCGTCAAATAAAATATTAGTAATTTGCAACGTCACTTGCACAAGTGGGGCAAATATAAGTGGTGGCCCAGTATATATAACCGCTTATAGAGGGTCAGGTTTAGGTACTAATCTAAGTGGAACTAATCTTGCGGCTTTTGCAAATTCGCAACTTGCTCCTGCATTTGGTGTTTGGGATCCACTTGGTTCCACAAATACTAGCGGTGACAAATGGGGTCAATTAAATATTAATCATCTTGATTCACCATCCAGCACATCCGCAGTTAATTATACAGTTGGCTTTAGAAGTATGTACTCAAATCATAGTGCAATGGTTGGTGGAAATACATCTTTTCCAGCCGCATCAACAATGACACTCATGGAAATTAAGGGGTAATTTATGGCAGACGTTAAAATAAGCGAATTACCAGCATTAACATCATCTGATGGTGCAGAAGAGTTGGTGGTTAATGATGGTGGCACCACGAAAAAAATCACTGGTACGAATTTACTAGCTGGGTACGTTTCTAAAAACTCGACAACAGGCGCAGCGTCAATGCCTTCTGGCACAACAGCCCAACGGCCCAGTGGCGCATTGGGTATGTTTCGACACAATAGCACCTTAGACCAGTTTGAAGGGTACAACGATGGGGAATGGGGCGCTCTGGCTGGCGGTGGTGAACTATCAAAAATTACTTACGAATTTATTGCAACAGCAGGGCAAACATCTTTTACTGGAAGTGATTTAAATGGAAATACTTTATCGTATACAGTCGGCAGCATTATTGTAAGTTATGGTGGCCTAGACCTAGCATTTTCCGATTATACCGCTACCAACGGCAGTTCAATAACATTGGCAGATGGGGCAGTGGTTGGAAAGATTGTGCGAATTGTCGCATTTACTACTTTTGCTGTTGCTGATACTTACACGAAAGCGCAAATAGACACGAAAGATGCGGCAGTAGGTGTTCAAGGCGGGGTGTTTTTTGAAAATCCAACTTCAATATCTACCAACTACACAATAACCACCAACAAAAATGCTATGAGCGCAGGGCCGATTACTATCAATTCGGGCGTAACTGTCACAGTGCCTAACAATAGTACATGGAGCATCGTATGAGTACCTTAGAATTAAAAGAGTTATCCCACCCTAGCGGTGAGGTGATTAAGATTGCAGCAGGTAAGACACTTGATTTGAACAGTCAAGGTAGCGTTACTATGCCAGCAGGTTCAGTAATCCAAGTAGCAAGCACTGGTTATACGTCAAGTAGCGCAATAGCAGTTAGTGCAAATGCTAGAACAGATTTAATGACAATTACAATGACAGTTAGAGCAAATTCTAAAGTTATGATGTGGTTTGAGTCAGGGCAGATTGATGGGTCAGGAACCACTTCCAACGCTAATATTTACTTTAGAGTAGATGGAACAGACGTTGACAACGGCACTAACCATTACTTTTACGGAGCCAGTTTCAGGCCATCTATTAATAAAATCAAATTGACTAACGCCCTATCCGCAGGTTCACACACGTTTACTGTAAGTGGGTCAGCTTATAATGGGGGTGTAGTTTACAACTATCAGAGCGGGAATACTGGTTCTTTTATGATTCAAGAAATCGCAGGGTAAAAATATGACAAGTAAACTAAAAACAGACGTTCTTGAAACTGTAAGCGGCTCTGGCACGATTGCACTGACGAATCAGTTGTCTGGCATGACGCATGAGAGTATGGCGGTTGGCTCAGTTATTCAAGTGGTTCAGAACTATGCAGCCACCAGCCCAAAAATAGCAACAACATCAACAAGTCTTGTAGCTAGCGGAATTATCGCCACAATTACCCCTAAATATTCCAACTCTAAAATACTTATTAGTTGGTCAAACACCATGCAAACAGCAAACGGGTCTTCTGTCGCAGAAATGAGAAGTTCTGTAGGTGGAGGCACTTACGCTTCTATGGCGGCTGGTGGGGTATACCAAATAGGGTATGGACAGTCTGATAAAAATCAATATTCTCCGTGGGTATTTAATGGAAATGTAGTTGTCTCATCAACAGCTACTTTAAGTATTCAACCCTTTATTAAGACTTTTAATAGTGAAATGACGTTTATTCACGTTAACTCTTCCTACGCCCTAACTCTTACCGAAATCAAACAATAGGATAACTCACAATGACCGATAAAGTAGCAGCACTTCAAGCCCTCACTCCAAACGCCCAATGGGTTCTACGTGGAGACGAATTAGAATGGCTTGACGAAGTACAAACTCAACCAACAGACGCAGCTATTGCAGCTAAGATTGTTGAACTCCAAGCAGCCTATGACGCAGCAGCTTATGCCCGTAGTCGTGCAGCAGCGTACCCATCCATTCAAGATTGCATCCATGCCTTGTTAGATGGTGGTGATACCTTGACTGACTTGCAGACTCTACGAGCAGCAGTGAAGTCAGCTAATCCAAAGGGGTAAGTTATGACTACAACGATAACGGGTGCTACTGGCATTGATAACATCAAGGCAGCTACGGGTGCTGTGTTGCAGGTTGTTAGCATGGACACCAACACAATTACATCAATAAATTCAACGTCGTATGTTGACACTCCGATTACTTTAACAATCACACCCTCGTCAACATCAAGCAAGATATTATGTATGTGGACTGTTCAAGTTAAACTTGGTGCTGATAAAGGTATTGGTACTAAACTATTGAGAAACTCTGCTTCTGCGTATGAAAGTGGTACTTCTTATGACACTTATGCAGAGTCTAGCTTTAATAGACAAAGACCAATATGGACTGTTTTAGACTCCCCCTCCACAACTTCGGCAGTAGTTTATAAGGTACAAGTTGTAACCTATGGAGGTGCAGTTACTGTAAATGACGCTGACAATACTAGTCAAATCACACTCATGGAGATTGCAGGATGAGCTATCTAGGCAGAAGCGCAATAAAAGCGCAGGAGATTAGACGATGACAAAAAGTGCAACAAGAGAAGCGGCTGACGAAGTTTCGGCTCCCATTGCTAGCCCTAGCTTTACAGGCAACGTGGGTGTTGGTGTAACGCCAGAGGCTTGGTCTTCAAATAATCCAGCATTACAAATTGGAAGTGGAGGCGTGTTGTACTCTCACGTTTCTAATGGTACTAGAGTATCTTTACAAGGGAATGCGTATGTAAATTCTAGTAATGCAGACGCTTACATAACCACTAATGAAGCCTCTCAGCATATTCAAGAAGATGGCACTCACTTATTCAAAGTAGCCCCTAGTGGCACAGCAGACGCAGCGATAAGCTGGACTACTGGTTTTGAAGTCTTAGCAGATGGCAAGGCAAGAGCAAAGAATGGCTTGTTGTTTGGCACAGATACCGCAGCAGCCAATGCGCTTGACGATTATGAAGAGGGTACTTTTACTCCAGCAGGGACAGGGATAGATGCCTCAAATAGCGTGGGCATTTACACCAAGATTGGTAACGTCTGTCATACCCAAATGTGGATTCTTGCAAATGGCTCTACCGATGGAACTATAACGGGTTTACCTTTTAATGCTGGCACAGGAAGTGCTAATTATATTTGTGTAGGAACAATAGGCTATATAAATGGCAATGTTACAGGAGTTGTAGGTAATGGTGCGACTAGCACACTTACAATGTACAACGGCACTTCAACAGGCTCAATGGCGAGCGGAAATCAAATGCACCTCGGTTTAGCTTTCATTACAGCTTAACTAATTATCTAGCATGGAATTGCTAGTGGAGAAATACAAATGGCATTAACAAAAGTAATTACACAAGACAAGATTGAAATCGTAGGCGACTACAAAGCAGTTCAAGTACGCACCAAAACAGCAGTAATGGAAGATGGTGTAGAACTATCTAGTGGCTTCCACAGACACGTTGTTAGCGCAGGGGACGACTACTCAGCAGAGAGTGCAGAGGTGCAAGCAATATGTGCAGCAGTGCATACCGATGAAATAGTTGCTCAGTATCAAGCCCACTTAGAAGAATCTACGCCATAAATGTGGTCAACGATTGGAGAGGTTTGCCCTGTTTTTATGCCAGCCCCAATGGGCCAGACAATCGTGGCTGAACCTCAGACTTCTCAGCGTGAAGTGACTGAGCGATTTAGTGTGGCGAAAGTTACGGGTGTGGTGGCCTACGAAAATCCCAGATTTATATCAACCTTACACTGGGTGGCTAAATGCTCTTAGAGTCGGTTATTGCTGCAAACGCTGCGTTTTCTGTAATTAAAAAAGCCATTCAAAACGGCAAAGAAATTAGCGATTGTGCAAAAGCGATTGGCGCATATCTGGGTCACAAAGAAAAAGTTGAAGAGCAGGTTAATTCTAAAAGCGGTGCAAGTAGTAACGACTTAGAGGCATTTTATGAACTTGAAAAACTGAATAAAGCAGAGGCCGATTTAAAGTTTTTGATGCAAAAAACTAGGCTTGGAATGTGGCAGGATTTTGAGGCATTTAAAAATAAAAGGAAGGTGCAAAGGGCTAACGCAGTTAAGGCGCAAGCGAGAGCAAAAGCAAGGCGGGATTCTGAATGGGCGGCAACACTAGATGCTTTATATAAAGCCTTTTTTCTAATTATTGCTTTAGGTGGCATTGCTTGGATTTCAATTTACATGATTTACAACTTTGAGAGATGAGCATCATGGAAGCTAGGTTCGACAGGTTAGAAAATAAGCTAGATAAGATGGGAGAGTCGTTGACTAAATTAGTCGAGATAGATACCAAGCTCGATCACTTTAGCCAGCACAACGCCAACCAAGATAAGCGGCTTGATGCCCACAGCCTAAGACTAGATAAACTTAACGATTCAGTAATTAAAAACACTGGGACAAGCCGCCTAGCAGAACGTTTATTTTTTATCATGCTAACGGCAGGAATCTCATTTATAGCGTACTCCTTGCGAGGCTAATCAGATGGATTGGGAAACACTTAAAGAGTGGGCAACGCCAAGACAGATCGAGATTATTGACGCGGTTATTCAGTGCGGGACTCAAAGTAAAGCCGCTATTCATTTAAATATAAATCTTAGGACACTTTCAAAATCGTTAGAGTCAGCCAAGAAATCAGCAGCAAGGCAAGGCTGGTCTCCTGATCACGACATGGTTCATTCAGCACCCAACACTCATGTAGTCAAAGGCGTTAGTACCTTCTACGATAAGGACGGAAAACCTATCAGGCAATGGGTTAAAACAGACCTAAAGAAAGAAAGCCAAGAGGCGTTATTAAAAGCCTTTGCAGATGGTTTGATTGAAACCCTACCCAAGTATCAGCCGCTTAATCATACGCCCACTAAACACGATTCTGAGACCATCACAGCCTATGTCATTGGTGATGCTCATATTGGAATGTTATCCACAAACGCAAGGAACCGAGACTCAGGCGAATGGAACCTTGAGATAGCAGAACGGGTGACATTGGAGGCGATTAATAAACTAATCAAGGCAAGTGGTGGCGGTGATACTGCATTGATGCTTGATCTTGGTGACTTCACTCACGCAGATAACGCGCAGAACACAACTACGTCTGGCACTCAATTAGATGTAGATGGGCATTTTAGCGACTCCATAGCGGCTGCGGTTCGCATTTACAGGCAATCAATAAACATGATGCTTGAGGCTCACAATAAAGTGGTTCTGATGATGGTCAGAGGTAATCACAACAGCAACACAGCAATCGTGATTAACACCATGCTCAAGGTGTTCTATGAAGATGAGCCAAGGGTGGAAGTGCTGGATAATAGCTCAAAGTTTATGAGCCTCAAATACGGCAGGGTATTGATAGCTTCCCATCATGGAGACCGAATGAAAGCAGAACGGGCTTATGAATATGTGACGCGCTCAATGGCAAAAGAGTGGGGAGATACCGATCATCGTTATTTTCTAATGGGCCACATTCATCACTCAGTTAGCAAGGAGTTAGGCGGCATGAACTTTGAGTGGTTCCAAGCATTGCCAGCCCCAGACGCGTGGCATAGTGACAGTGGATATGGTGCAGGCCGTTCAATGTCTTGTATTGTTTTTGATAGTAAACATGGCGAGGTTCAACGCCATAAGATCGGCATAGGCCAGTTGGAGAGTTGTTAGATGATTATTGAAATGTTGCGAAAGCATGAAGGTGTTGAGAAATACGCTTATAAATGTACAGCAGATAAAGTGACCATTGGCGTAGGTCGTAACATTGATAAATCAGGCGGCATAGGTTTATCTGATGATGAGATTGATTACCTATTAAGCAATGATATTAAGAGAGTCAGCGCAGAATTGATTAGGGCGTTCCCTTGGTATTCTGAACTCGATGAAGTTCGCAAAGACGCAATGATTGATATGTGTTTTAACATGGGCCTGCCTCGATTGAGTAAGTTTAAAAACTCACTAGCAGCTATGAAAAATGGTGACTATGACATTGCAGCGATAGAATTCTTAGATTCAAACTGGGCCAAGCAAGTAGGAAGCCGATCAATAACGATTACAGACATGATTAGGTCAGGAGAATATTAATGGGCGTTCTAAGTACAATCTTTGGCAGTGGTGATGTGATCAGTAAAGGCATGGATTTGATTGACTCATTCCATACCTCTGACACTGAAATGATCGAGGCCAAGACAAAGGCCAAGACTGATCTAATGACAGCATACGCACCATTCAAGATCGCGCAGCGCATACTAGCTACCATGTTCTCAGTAACGTACATAAGCACCTACGTTCTGGTGATAGTCATGACTTTTTTAGATAGAGATGTAACTGGGGTTAAAGCCATTTTATCTGAGTTCCAAATTGATTGGATTATGTTAACAATAGTCATGTTCTACTTTGGTGGCGGTTTAGCAGATAGCGTGATGAAAAAGAAATAAATCATCACCTATTATTTAGCTGGCTAATTACCCAAGCCCCAAACTTCTGGTTTGATTTCTCAGCAGCTTCACGCCATGCCTTTTTATCTTCTGCCCTTACTCTGACTTGAAGCACTGCCGTAGTCTTTTGATCGGCTGGCTTTTGAGCGTGAGTGTTTCCAGTGTTAAAGTGATCACTCATAATATTCCTCAAGGGGCCAAAGCCCCGTTATTAATTATAATAATTATTCAAAAAATTCTATCAAGCTATCTACTTCTGAGGCTTTTCTTATTATTTGGTATCCAAACCCGTCAAAGTCTACATCAAACCCTTTAGCTTTAAATTTAGCCTTGGCATCGTATGCCTCTGATTTGCTAATAAAGTTTAGGACTGTAATCCCGCCTTTAGTGTTGGTTATGTTGATTGTGTATAGTGCGTTAATCATTTGATGCTCCTTGGGGCCGAAGCCCCGTTATTGTTATTGTGCGTAAAAAGTATTTTCGTAATCTCTTGAAGCAGCGTCTTCACACATAGCTTCTTCATGATCTTCATCAGTCATAGGCTCTGGCGCAGGGTAAAATTCTGCCTGATAACTAGCCTCAATTGCACTTTGTGCTTCTTTGCCCACCCAAACCCAAGAATCTTTCTCAGTGGTACATTCAGCAATAAACCAAGTAGGCGTACCAAGGTTGTCACCATTAACGTCACGCTGGCGTTGATAAATTTCTCCACCAATTGAAATTTCATTTACTAAAACACTTCCAAGGTCTTGCATTTTATTAGTCATGTGATGCTCCAAGGGGCCGAAGCCCCTATTATTGTTGTTATCCACCAATAGATAGATAATGATTTTTAAGTTCAAGGGCGGCTGTTTTAGCCGCATTATATGAACCAAAATCTGTTGGATTGTAGGAATCCTCATAATCTTCACAAATCATTAAGCCAGAAACTTTATTGTAGACTTCATAAGATATAATTTTTCCATCGTCTTTAATAACTTGAATAGAGGAAAATCTAGAAACATGGTACTCAGTAGGTTCGATCATGTAATGCTCCGTTTGTTTATTTACTTAGCTTATATGTATTGTAATACAAAACACTAGAATAAAACAATAGTATATTCAAAAATAAATAAAATGATTATAAAAATGAGCAGAAAAAGTGGCACAAAAAGTGGCAGGGCAGAGACAAAAGGTGGCAAATGTAGGCAATTAAAGTGCCACTTAAAAAAAAGGCAACGCTCCAAGTAATTGAAAACGCTGCCTTTTTATACTGCTATGTGGTGGAGATGGGGGGAGTCGAACCCCCGTCTAAACTATATGAATCAATGACTTAGAGAGAGACAGTGGCAGGAAAGTGGCATTTGTACCAATTTAAGCCCATATTTGATCACTTTTTAATCAACTTTTTGCGTTCAGTTCCTATTTTGGAAATCGAACCCGCGTCCCCAAATTTAGCATCAATCAAGCTGCCCCCATCATGGCCTTCTGTTTCTATCCATTGGGCATAGATTGTCGTGGTTACATTTATATTTTTATGACCAAGCTGGCGACTGAACCAGCCAAGCAACTCGCCAGAGGTCAACATCATAGAAGCGTATGTGTGTCTCGTTTGGTACGGCCTGCGATAGCGCAATCCTGCTTTTTTCAATATGGCTTTCCATCGAAGTCGAATAGGTTGATCTCCTGCCCAAGGCTTGCCGTAAAGCGAATCATGAAAAACCTCGTTACCTTCAAGGAATGTGTGTTCTTTTTGAGCCATTAAAGCAATACGAGCTTGAGGCAACATTCTAATAAATCTTTCACCCGCTACAGTCTTTGGCGGTTCTGCCTCATCTGCCGCCATTGTTAAACCTTTATCTACGTTTATCGTGCCGTTAATGAAATCAATATCCTCCCAAAGCAACGCACACAATTCGCTTGTTCTCATTCCCGTCCAAAAAGCAGTTCTAAACAGATTGCGCTCTTGACCTTTAGCAGACTCAAAAATCAGGTTCATTTCTTCTAGGTTAAATGGGTCTAGCTTTTTGGTTTTTGCTTTTATCTGGGCGTGAGTCTCAGCCCTTGCATAGATAAACAAATGGAGAGGGTTTTTATCTATGATCTCATCACCTACTGCAAGAGCTAAAGCGCAGCGCATAGGAGATACAACATTCCTAATCCTCTTGTTGCTCATCTTGGTTCTGCTAATGATCCAATCTCTCATGTGGTAGGCGCGGAAATCATATATTGAGATGTGACCAAACTCAGGTATTAACTGATTGAATACGATCTTTCTATATCCATCGACAGTAGAGGCGTGGCACTGGGGGGATTTTACTTTAAACCATTTCTTTAATGTTTCTTCAATGGTTATGTCTTTAATTATGTCTGCGAACTTATGAAGGTTCTTTGACTCAGGAAAAACAGTGGCGTAGTCAAATGTGCCTATAGCTATCTCATGGAGGATAGCTGCTCGGTGATTAGATACTTTCTTTAGGTTAGAGGGCGTAGGCTTGAGCTTGATTGGTTCGCGGCAGCGTTGCCCCTGATACTGGAACGTAACCTCGATTGTGGTCGAGTAACGGGACTCGACACCTTCGTACTTTCTGACCATTTCTCAAACCCCGATATGCTTATTAGATAGCGTCCATCTGGTGCGCGAAAGAATTCCTTTCCTTCATTAAACACGCCATTTTGACATTTTTTATAGATACCATCATAGCCATAGCCAGATAGCTCGCAGAACTTTCTTATTAAAACTCGATCTAGCATAGACTAATTCCTAATCTTTTCCACTAATTCTGGTTTGCGACAATCCCACCACTCAACAGACGTTGAGGGAGACAAGCCGAGTTTTGTAGAATCCTTGAACTTAATTTCATCGTCTTTCTTGCCAAAAATCCTGTCAAAATTTTGATTAAACTTGTCATTAGATGGTCTTGAAACTGGCTTATCTTTTGCGCTCATAAGTTACCTCTAAAATGGAATATCATCGTCAAAGTTATCTGGGCCTTTATCCATCCCAGCCATAACCGCTGCTTTGGCTTGCTGCACATTCTGAGCCTTTTCCCTTTCGTGTGGGTGGCCTGATCGAATTGATGGGCCGCCAGAAATTAAACTTAAATCACTGACTCTGCATTTCAACTTTGCACCTTGCGTCCCGTCTTTTTTCATAAATTGCTCAAGCTCTACATCATCGGCATATAGCACAACCTGAGTGCCTTTAGTCAGATATTGGCCTAGACTCTCAGCACGTTTGCCCCAGAGCGTCCCGTCTATCCACTGACCCCTTTTGTTATCTCCAAAGCCTACGTCATAGACCATAGCGAGAGAGGCCACTGGGTCTCCCTTTGCTGTATAACGGACTTCTGCATCCCTTCCTAGTCGTACTAATTTAGCTAACATTACGCTGCCTCTTCTTGATAAGTTAATGAATGAATTGCTGCTTTTTGCTTACTGCTTGTCATGTTCCAAAGGTATATCTGCTCTTTTTCAGTTAGCTCACCCATCACTTCTATTGCTAATGATGAGTCTTGGTTGGTTATGGCTTCAAGCAAGGCCATTAGAGTCGATTGCATTTGTTCTTTGTTGATGCGCTGCTTACTTGGTTGCGCCCAATCTGGCAGTGTAGGAGCAAGCCAGTTGACGTAACCATCAACACCTTTAACTTTTGATGAGTGGCTACCTTCTTGCTTGCCTTGGATAACTGTTGCAAAGTTTTCAGTCAATCCATAAAGATACCTTCCGACACCCCACTGAACTGCGGCTCTTTTCATCGAACCACTCAGGCCACCTTTTATGGCTTCAACATCTGTATTATCTGCACCATCCCACTTGGTAATCCATTCACCACCTATCTTTATTGACAGGCCACATAAGATTCCACCACATGGGGCTTGGGTGTACTCATTTCGCCAGTTTTGTGGGCCGACAGTGTTATCTAGCCGATCCATGATTGCCCTATTGTCGATGTAAGCCAAAGCCATTACCCAAGGCGCACCAGCTTTAGAAACGCCAGAGCGACACACGCGCCACTCTATATCCCTTGGCAAAAACGGAACCTTCAACATATCTAAAGTGTTCATGCGTCACCTCTTTTTATTTCATCTACTATTTTTAAAGCTGCTTCCTTGTAGGCTAAATGCTTTTCAAAATTTAACTTTTCACAATATGGGTTTTGATATATCCACAATTTGTGAAAGTCGCTTAACGCCTCTAAATAAATATCAACATTCATATTTCTATCCCCGTCATTATTATTATTAAAACAAACAGCCAAACATTCATTGATGCGCGGCTCACGCTGTCATACCTATCCAAAAAAACGTTGAGCAGATTACCCATATCAATATTCCAAGGGTGTTTATTACCAGCGTATATCTTGAAATGTTCATGCCTCACCTCGTATTGTCAAAAAGTCTAAATTTAACTTGCCGAATGGCGCAGGCTTTTCATTCTGTAAATAATCAAAGAAGTCATAAACCCACTGCATAAAGTCACAATCTTGGGCTAGGTCTGTTGCTGCTTGGCCTTTATTCTCATTAAATAATGCGGCTGCAAATATGCTTGCGGCTTGGTCTGTTACGCTGGCGTTTTCATTAACTCGATCAAGCAATATGTCAAACGCTGTGTAGGTGGTTGGCTCAGGATTCCAGCCAGCTTGGAATGTCACTTCACGATCCATCATTAATTTTTTATAAATGTCAGCAAGTGGCGAACACTCGTTAAAAACACCATCGACAGGTGCGTCATAATCATCTGTGTATGCGTTAACTTGCGCGGTTACATGGCAGTGGGATATTGAGTTCATTTGCTGTTCCTTGATGTGTTATTACATAAACATAATAAGCTATCTTATTTATTAATGCAAATAATTACATAAAAATAATCAGTTAAATGATTTAAAGGAATTTAAAGCAAAAAAAATCTCCACAAAGGAGACTATTATCTAAGTATTTTGATCTTACTTATTTGGTGGGCCTTGGGGTGAGGTGGCAGATGAATTGCAACCAATGGCTATTTTAAATTCCGCTTTCGCCATGGCTTCTAAAGTCTCAAAAACAGGTCTGACGTTAAAAGCTGAATCGGTATGGATTAACCACCACTCCCAACATCTTTCTCGCATCCATGCCTTCTTTTGGCTTCGATTATTGTTTAAATTTATTACTAACATTTTATTACTCTGGTTGAAAAGACCCAATAATACTGCCAACAATAACTGTGTCGTGATCAACCAGTAAAGTGGGGTATTGTGGGTTTAATGGCTTTAGATAGATTTCACCACCATCTATGATGTACTGCTTAAATGTTGCCTCCTTTGTTTTTGACTTTTTAGCAATTACCTTTGCACCATTGACAGCCTTAACATCTGGGTCAATGAAGATCACAGTTCCTAATGGATAACTCTTTGAGCTTGTACTCGTAGATACCATTGAGTCACTTTGAACTGTTAAAGCAAAAGTGTTTTTGCCGCATTGAACTGGACAATATATCCAGTCTGCATCTCCCTGCATTGGCACTTCTCCTGCATTATCCCACTTTATTAAAGGGACTCTTGAGTGAAATTGTGGGATAGAAACTTCCTCACCAAAAGTCGCACCATACATTAAGTAGTCTGGCGCACATTCCAAAGCTCTCGCCAAGGAAGCCAAGTTTTTGCTCTTAGGTTCTATTTCATCACGCTCCCAATAAACAATTGAGGTCGCGCTTACATCTGCTGAATCAGACAATTCTTTTTGCGTCATTCTCTTAGCTTTTCGTGCTGCTTTGATTCTGCTACCTATGCTTTCCATCTATACCTCTATTTGCCTAAAACTGATTAATTACTATAAGTTATCTTATAGTGGGTTTACATCAAGTTTAAGATGAATTATTATAAGATTTCTGATTATGACATGGAGTATCACATTGCTAAGAGAAACAGCCATTAAATACTTCGGATCACAAACCCGATTGGCATTTGAATTAAACATTAAGCAAGCCGCCGTTTCCCAATGGGGTGATGTAATTCCAAAGGGCAGGGCAACTGAGCTTCATCTGTTAACTTCTGGTGAACTTGAGTATGACTCGGCTCACTATCAAAAAGTTCCAATTGGACAGTTAAGGACGACTGCATGAGCGATAAATTATCAAACACTGTTACCAGCACTTTCGATGATGATCTATACCTATTTGCTAAACGTGATTCTGAGCTTATGGGCCTTGAAATGTCTGCGTACATTAGAGTCACCTTTCTTGAAATTCGTAAAAAGCGTTTTGCTGAAATTAGGTTATTCCAAGACCTTTTACCGAATCAAGAAATAGAATAAATAGATTATATAGGTCATATATGGATCATCATTTTGACGTTCAAGAAGCGGTTATATACGGAGTTGAAAAGGCTGTGATGCTCAATAACTTACGCTTTTGGCTGACTAAAAATAAAGCCAACAATCACAATAATATTGATGATTATTTCTGGACGTTTAACTCTGCTTCGGCCTTGGCTGAAATCTGGCCTTACCTAAATGCAAAGAAAATAAGCCGACTTTTAAAAGAATTAGAGTCGGCTGGCGCACTCATTACTGGCAACCATAACAAGGCTGGATATGATCGAACTAAATGGTATTCAATGCCAGAATTTAGCTCCAAAGCCGCACCAATACTCATTTCCCAGAAATGCGAAATGGATTTCCCAAATATGAGCAATGCATTTCCCAAATCTGAGCAACCTATACCATATAAAAACCCATATAAAAAACCATATATAAAAACTAAAACGTCAGCAAAGCTGAAGTTCGATGGTAAAGACTTAGATTTTGTTGAGCGTATGTATCAGTCATTACTAGTACAAGACCCCAGATTTAAAAAGCCAAACTTAAATCAATGGGCCGACACCATAAGAAAGATTCGTGAGATTGATGGAAGAGACTACGAAACTATAGCGGCTGCATGGACATACGCTAGAAACGATCCATTTTGGCAGGCCAAT